CCCTTAAGTAACATTTGTGGAGTATCTCGTACGGGGGATGAAAAAACCCGCGCGGCCTGACAGCAAGGCCACGCGGGTTTAGCCGAGGGGAAGGGAAACACATCCCTAGTATACACTTTCCAGCTCGATGAATCTACGTTTCGAATCATCAACAAGAGAAGTAACAAATTGCGTTGCATTTTCGATTCGTGAGAACGTCCTAACGCGCTTGTCGTTGTATTCGAAATCGTAATACCACACGTTGAATTGTATGTAGCTCAATCCCTTATCTCCGGTAGGTTCATCTACAGGCAAGAATCCGTGGTTCCTAATAATCCGGTCTGCCTGCTTGATTGTATCTGCATCAAACTCGAAGACGTCAAGGCTGGTCTCCATATATACGCTAATAGCTTTCGCGTTCGCGCAAATGTGCGCGTGATGGATTCCGTTGCTTACGTTCTTGCTGTACTCGTAAACCTTCATTGTCGATGTTCCTTTCTGTGTATTTCCCTTATCGACAATATTAGTATAGCGTACATTGAAATGATTAGCAACAACTTTTTATTTTATTTCTCGCAATAATAAAAGACCCCGCGCGATTATCCGCGCGGGGTCTGCAACTTTAAGCAGGTGGATTCTGCGGGATCGTGGTCATCGCGGAGCCATAAACCGCGTTAGTCACGTTCTGATATGTAATCTTTACGCCCTCTTCAGCTTTAAAACTCATGTGCTTAGTGCTTCCGTCATTACCCTGTGTGACAAAGAAATACGTTTCCACCATGTTGAACGGGAGCGCGGGCTTGTAAACAACGGTGCCGTCATTGCCCTTTGCTCCGAGTACTTGCACGATAACATTCATCATCACGCGCGATACGGTTACACCACCGGAGCTACCGTAGCCGTGCGCAGCGTTGAGCGTGTTACCACCGAACATACCGGAGATGATATTGGCCGCGATTATGTTTTGCCCTTTCTGCTTTGGGTGTTGACCCTTGTCGGCTGTTCCATAGTCATTCGAATCGATAAGCCAAGACCAACCGTTAGCGAGGAACGCGCACGGGAATGAGTAGTTTGCGGTCTGCATGCCGCGTACGATATTCTCATCGACTTCAAGCATTCTCTGGCATGTGTATTTCGCAGTCGCAAGCGTGGAGCACAAGAACAATTTGCCTTTGTAGCCCAACGTCTCCAGCTTGTTGAGCGTAGCGGTCACGTACTGCGACACGTCCACGGTGTTAGAGGTCATGTTGTTATGTCCGAGCGCGATTATAATCACTTCGTAATTTAGCAAATCGGCTGTAATGCGCTTCGCTGTGGAGCTATCCCATTTATCTCCGCCTTGTGCATCCTCGTTGTATACAGGTATTTTGAGCGTGGTCTTAATGATGTTGCCGAATCCGGACACGCCACCTTCGGGATTGTATCCTTCTAGGTACGAATCTCCGATGACGTACAGTGAACCGATCGATCCACCCTTATCTAGACGCGCTTCAAGGCCTGCAACATCTTTTTTAACATTGTCGATAGTCGTATTAATCGTGTTAGATGCAGCTGCTACCGCATCGTTGACAACCTTAGGCGTTGCCGCGATTCCCGCGGTCGCGTCACTCGTAGCGGGCGTGCTCGCTACGGCTAGGCGCACGTGTCCGTAGTTAGTGTCGTTGCCGACTCCGTACGCGGTGGTATCGCTCGCGTGGCTCGTTGGCGCTTTGCCTGCTTCGGCTGCGGTGGCGCGCTCAACCTCCGCTTTGATAGCGGTGTCGTTCGCAGTGATTCGCGCGTCATACCGCTGCACCTCGGCGCGGTACTGCTCGATTTGAGCGTTGTAATTGCCCGTGAGCGCCCAATAAGAAGTGTTGACAATCTCGATACCGACCGGCACGTACTGCCTAGACGTGTACGAATTGCCGTTGTGGTAGACGATGGTAAGCGGCTCATATGCCTTTGTCTTGTCCCATTCGAGCGGGTCGGCGAAAAGGGGAATGTAGCGTGCTCCTACGTATTGCGTAACTGCCATGATTAAATCTCCTTAGCGGGATTGGAGGGGTCTGCGTCGGGGTTTGCCAGCGGAGTATACAAAGTAACTTTCATCTTGTCGATATCCTGCGTGTGCGAAGTCTGCGTTTGCGTGAGCGTGGTGATGCTTCCCGTGTTGGTCGTCACCTTTTCGGTAAGGTCGGTCGTGGTCGCTTTCAACGCTGCAACGTCCTTAGAAAGCTGCGTTACGGCTGCGGGGTTCAACGCGTTCACTGCTGCAATGGTTTCATTCAGCTTCGTAACGAGTTCCACCGTGGTAGGCCGCAGGGTCTTACCGAATTCAAGCGCTGTGATTGCCATTTTCTTATACCTCCATGCTAGCAAGCGCCGTGTAAAGCGTGTGCCTTACCTCTTGTATTTCCCTTTGCAATTTCGCAATGTCAGATGCGATGTTGTCATTGGGATAGTTGGGCGCGGTGTTATCGATGACGCCTTGCCCGCTGGTCTCGTATCTTAGAATCAAACGCCCGTAATCCTCGGTGCCGTACACGGCTCCGGTATCGAACGTGATATCGCTCCACGAGTCCGGAACGTAGATGCAGAAATGGCCGTCATCGGTCAGGCCTGCAAACATCACCTGTCCGAACGTCTGCCAAATCCAACCGATGTTGTTGTTAATCCAATCTTCAATCTGCTGTGCGTAGTAGTCATCGAAACCGGACTGCATGAACTTTTCAAACAGCATTTCCAGCGTGTCGATAGCAGCGCTGTTCTCGTTCACCTGCCCGCTAGTGTCGTTAACGTAATCCTTCAACGCGTTGATGATGCAGTATAGGTTAGCGGTGAGTTGTTCCGGGCTTTTCACCTCCCAATACAGTTTAGGTAGTGTCGGATTCGAGATTAGAAAAGGGTCGAAATACGGCAAAGGCGTAAACATATAACCTCCTTACCAAAGCGGAACGGTCGGCACCATTATAGACGTGAATAGCGTGTGCTCCAGTTCATCGAGAATCATAACATCCACATCGTTCCACGATTCGGCGAACCGCGCGGCTTGCTCCGTTATATCGCCCTCGCGCACGGTGTCGCTTTCGCGGTCGGTACCGGAACTCGCGTAATCAGAATTACCGGAAAGCATCGTCTCCGGGAAGTCTGAGAAGATATCGCGCGACTTAGCGCGGTCGCGGCCTGCTTGGAACGGGTTCACGCCTTGCTCCATGCGCTCATAGAGCAATTTATATTTAGGCATAATCTCGTTGAGCTTTCGCAGATATGCGGTCTTCCACCGTGCGGGGGTCGGTATAGATACCTCGCGGTAGTAGAACCTCTCTATAATCTTGCGGCACAACTGCGTGTATTGCAGCTCGCTGTACGCGTCAAACTTCCAAGAATCATCTGTTAGCGGTTGGTAGAACCCCATTTCGTACCACTCGCCAAGCGTGACGGTCATAGCGTCCCAACGATCGTTTACGGGGACTTGTGGAAACTCGAACACTATTAGTCCTCCTTACCGAACAGCGTTTCATACCGGTGGCGCATGTCGTAGTTGTCCGTGATGTTGTCGCGTGCCCATACAACCGTGATAGGTTCATCGAGTTTACCGGCGAATCTCGCGTTCAACTTGTCGCAAGCGGTGCGCCTGCAAGTCAGCGGGGACAAACGGGCTAGTTCCGTGGGCTGCATGGTCGAATTAACTTCATCCTCAATCATGCGTTCCGCTTTGAACGTCATCGAGTCGATTCCCAGCTCCCTATACACCGCATCCCACGTGTTAGCCCATTCCGTTTGAAGCTTATCCCCGATATATTCGCGTGCACGCTCCGGCATGGTCGCGTTTGTCTGTATATCGCTGAAATTGTCAAACGCCAGCACGAACGGTTCGCCGTTGCCGATTGACTTATAGAAGTTCTGCACATCGAAAGCGCGGTCTTGCGGCGCTGAGATAACTAGCGGCATACGCATGTGATAGCGGTTAATCTGCTTCGTGCGCAGGATGTCGGCAAGTTCGCGTGCCCAGATGTTAATCTTCACCATGAGCGGGTATCGGGTCGCGTTCTCCCAAATCCACACGCCGCGAGACCAATTGCACATGAAATTTGTCTTACCGGTCGCGCCGATAGCACGCCACGCGCGGGGTTCATCATACATATTAGGTGCGCCCTGCTGGACTGCCTTCAACGATAGAAGCGTGTCGCTTGCAAGCGATGGGTAGGCAAGCGTTGCCGCGCCTTCCGTTAGAAGCGTCCACTCTAGATATCGGGCGTTGCACGTCTCCGGCAACCCGACCCAATGAAAGCGCGACAACGCGAGTTCTATCAAATCGTTTTGAAACATGTTGAACAACTGTTGATTATAAGCTTCCGTTTGCCAATACGCCGGTCTTGAATCCGGACGGTAGGCGCGGCGCTGCTTGAAGCCCCTGCGTCCCTTGCTCATTAATCAACCTCCTTGTACGCGCTCGCGGTCTCAATTGCCTTGTTGAATGCATCGTTAGCGGCGCTGACTGCCAGCTCTTGAGCGTCTAGAAGACGCTGCATAAGCCTTTCGTGCGCCTTGTAATCAGAGCTTATAACCGCGTCTTTTCTAGCTCGCTCAACCCTGTAATCGATAAGCGCCTGAATCTCTTCATCGCTCATGTTCTGGTACGTGTCCGACTTCAAAAGCGAATCGATGTTGATTGCATCGTTCACGCTGCATCACTCCCTAAAGTTATCGTAGATGCTTACACGGCCTATATCCTCGGGAGTATCCCAAACGGTTACCCCGCGCATAAGTATATCCTTCACAACGTTCTGAGCGTCTTCCAGAGCGTTACCGTTGCCGCTACACCATACTTCCGTGCATTTCCAGTAGGTGAAATGCTTCATAACCTGCATATCGCGCATATCCCATTCGCGCATGAGCGTGTACCCGTACCGGGCGAACGCGCTAGCGGCGTTCATAATGTCGCATTCGCGTTGCGTTATCACCTGCGCGAAAAGCGCGCGCGGAGCGGTGGCGCACCCTTGCCCGTTCGCTCCGGCTCCGAACACAGCCGGTGCGGCCACGCCCGCTTGATTCAATCGTGCTTGAATCGCGTCTATAGCTGTCGCATGCGTGCGCTGCGCGTTCGCGTCCGCTGTGGCCTTGGTATTGGCCGCATTGGTGCGCGTGAGTGAAGCGTTTGAAGCGGCGCAGGACGTGCTAGCGTTGTTGCGTATGTTAGTGGCGTTCGTTGCGGCTGAGCTTTGAACGCCATATGTCGCTGCGGTGAATTGCACTGCGTGGAGCGTCTTCTCGAGCGCGTTCGTTTGCGCGATTGCAGCGGAATTAGCGTTACTCGATTGCGATATAGCGGCTGCGGCGTTCGCGGATGGGAACGACACGGCCATATCAGCGATTCCGGACACAAGCGCTCCGGCTCCGGCTCCAGCTCCGGTAAAGGCGCCGGTAACAACGCTGCCAACGGTTCGCGCTGCGGATGCTGCGTTGTTGTTCGCCGTGGTAATCGCTATTACATCGTTCTGCAGGCCGGTTACCGTTGAAGATGTCGCGTTGTCGCTATCGCAGTCGGCTTTGAGCTTATTGTTAGCTGCGGTGGCTCCCTTCAAGGCCGCGCTATTCGAGTTCCCCGTTATAGCGGTGTTAGCGGCAACGTTGATAGCGTTCACGTCAACGGTGTTCTGCGCGGCGTTGTTCGCGTTGGTGTTCGCGGTCGCGTTCGATGCAAGCGAGGATGCTAGAGCGTTATCCGCTGCAAGCTTCGCGTGCGCGCGTTCGTACACGGTCGAGTAATCGGCGCGGCTCGCGGCGCTCTGCGTCACCTGCATAATTGGCACGTTCCAACGTTTCAGGTAATCGCCCCACGCTCCGCCGTAAGAGTACGTGCGGCCTTCCGCTGTATGGAACGTCAACGTATCGGTCGCGCCTGCGATTCCAAGCAAACGTGCATCGATCGTTATATAGGGCATTATGATATTGAGCGCGCTCGCTACCTCGATGCCGGTATCTCCCAAATCCTCAACGCGCACGATTGAAGAAGCGCCCGTTTCATCCGATACGCGAATAGCGGCGTAAGGCCACGTGTAGAGCTTCGCGAACCTCGCGGCGCGCGCCGGGTAGATAAAGTCGCTAGCAGCGGGCTTGATGAATTTATCCACACGCTGCGAAGCCCCTAGCACGCTTACATTGAATCCCCAGATAGTGAAATCCCAATATTGAATTATCAAATCGGTCGGGGCGAAGAAGATACCTTGAATGGTCTGCTTCACCCAAGGCGCGTTTTTCTCCATAGCGCGCAAGAATCCCACGAGGTCGCTTACCGCGATCGAATACACACGCGCGGCAAGCACGCCGGAAACAAGCTCTTCAGATACGACCGGCACGCGCGGCGCGGCTGCGTTGCCCAGATTGCCGGGTAGGTCGCACGATGTCACGATGCAGGCGCGTTGGCTCTCCGCGCTGTAGTTCTTTACCGCGCGTGCGCGCTCGATATACGGCTCCCCACCGGTGTTAACGTCTGCGGTAAGTAGGTACTCGGAATTTTCGCGCGGGTTGGCTAGATAGTCGCCTACGGAAGTCGCGGCAACGGGCGCGTGTCCGCGCTCAAGTAGAATGTAGTCGAACTGCATATCGTTGATATACGTAGTCCACATATCAAGCGATAAGACCAAGCGCGTTGTGTTCGGCGATAGCTGTTGCGCGTCTTGGATGAAGTAGAAGTAGCGTTGTTTGCGCTCGCCGTCCGCGTATTCGAGTGGCTGGGAGTCGCTTGTCATACGCGGCAAATCGGCAACGAGGTAGTTGTAGCCTTGAGCTGACGTTACCGGAACGGGTACCTTGGCGCTCCCGTCCGGCTTGACGTTAAACATCGTTTCAAGGTTTATAACATCACCTTCAAGCGCATCGAACCACGCATCGCGCGCGTCATCATCGGCGAACTTGACAACGTTGTCATAGTCCCCGCACCAAGGCACGTTGCACATCTTCAATCGCGCATTCGGCTTGAAACGCGTGTAATCGAGCGTGTTGTCATACTTGTATACGTCAACGTTTCCGATGTTCGGGAATCCTGAATCCAACTTGATACCCCCTTTACTAAAAGCGCCCCCGCTCATTCACAAGCGGGGGCGCATGTGTTCGCTTTATAGCGATTATAAACCGCTAGGCGATTGTGATGTCAACGGTCTTGGTGTACTGCGTAGTCGCACCGGACGGATTGACGTAGGACGTGGCGCCGGTTACATGAAGGACGTTGCTCGCTTCGAGTCCGGTCTTCTGAACGTGAAGCACTCCCAGACGATCAACGCTGGTGGCGCTGTTCAGGGCAAGCGGCTCACCTTCAGTAGCTGCGGTCTCGCCGGACACGCTCCACGTAACCGCATCGGGCGCGACCTCGACACCCTCATCGTTGGCGGTTACGGTGCCGACCAGCTCAACGGTGAGCTGCGTGGTATCGCCCGGCTTGAGCGAAGTCTTGGCAGCGGTGATGTTCACGCCGGTAACGGCCTGCGTGAGCGTGGGCACGGTGGTACCCGCATCGGTGGTGAAGAGAATCGCCGGCACGAACGGGGAAGCGCTCACAACCTCCCAATGATGCAGATAGTAGTTGGTGCTCAAGGTCTGGGGGTTGTAGAAACTCTCGTTGGCATACACGTAATCGTTGCAGACAAAGAACGAATCAGTGGTTAGAAGAGCAAACGCGCCCGGGACGGGCAACTCCGGCACCTCGATGGTGCGGTATGCCGCTTCCGCCTTATCAAGCTGGAACACGCTCGCCAAGGTATCCACATCGATAGAAGCGGCTGCATCCGCCGTGATGAAGAGCACAAGCTCCTCGGGCTTGGCAAAGGTCGGAATCCCATATTCGGCGGATACCGGGGAATAGAGCGAGGATGGGAACTTGAGCTTCTTAGCATATGCGCGTACGGCCTTCAGGAACTCCTTGCCGGTGACTTCATCGGTCGGCGCGGCGCTCACCTGGTGCTTGAAGAACTGCCAATTTTTCTCATAGTAGGCGATTTGGTTGAGCATGCAAAGATACTCATCGTAGTTATCGGAGTTGCGCGGCACGGTCATAACCGCATCGATAAGGCGGTTAAGTCCCATCTCATCCGCGAAAGCCTGCTGCAGGTCGGGCAACTCGAGCGTGATATCGTAGCGGTCTTTGCGGTTCACGGTGTGGTACCACACAGCGGCTTCGGGGCGCTCGACCTTGAGAAGGTTCGCATCGTCCACATCGTAGGTGTGGGCGCGGAGCCACTTGATAGCGCTCTCCTGAATAGAAGCGCCGTAACGCAGATTGGAACCCTTGAAGACGGTAAGCGGATTCTCCCACTGGTTGTTATGGACAATCTGCGTACCGATACGGTTAACGAAAGCGTCCACGAACTCGTTAAGATAGCGGCGATTCATCGGGTCGAACAGGAATTTAGAAGTAGCATCGATACCGGAAATAGTCGGGTTAGGTACGCGCTGCTGGAAATCGTTGGTACCGGACAAGTACACGCGTCCGGCAATAGTGGTGTTGTTGGTTGCCATTCGTGTATCTCCTTACAAGTCCAAATCAAGGTCATCGTAATCGGGAATTACAGCTACATCGTCCTCGATGATATCCGCATCCCCGTCACCGTCCGCATCAATCACGGTCGCGCCGTTATCGATGTCGATTGCGTCTGCGGTCGCGCGCATCTCATCGAGTACGCCGGCGATTGCGTTTACAACGCTCTCGATACGCTCCAGACGGTCGCGCAAATCATCGAACTCGCCCACGCGGTGCGCTTCCTCGCCGTCAACGCCTGCGGTCTGCTCAATCTTGGTTTCATCGGATGTCAGGTCATCGTTCTCGACCATAGAAGCCCCTTTCTATATGTATATGAATCGAGCGCGAACACGCGATGAAAAAACATGCGTGTTCGCGCTCATTATAGCGCATATACGAAACTAGACGCGTTCCATTAAAACGCGTTGCTACCTCGCGCGGGGTTCAGGTATCGACCGAACGATATAGCTCCCCGAATCATCCCTACTTATGGAGTTGCGCGCCCGTCATCGCTTGCGCGAATACTACTTTACACCATAGAGCGCCATAGCGTCCAAAAAGCCCTCGCGCACCTTCACGCTCTCAAACAAAACGCTACCCTCGTAATACATTTGTACGATAACGCGCATGGTCTTAAGCGCCCGCTGCGCAGCTATGCGGTTCGGCGTGTTGTCGCGGCGAGTGAGCGCGTAGACGTTCGGAGCGTTGTTGGGGATGTTCGAGGTTACGTAGTAATACCCTTCTGTTATATCCGCCCATATGCCGTATTCATCCCCCATGTGAACGACTCCCATAATGTATTTAGCGCGTGGCGGTTTCTTCATCACGTAGCGCGTATCTTCCTTGAAGTCGTTCGCATACGTGGCATTCGAATAGCCGGTTACTTGCCCCATGCGCCCGGCTAGGGTGTGTTCCATGCGGTACGCGTCATGTTCGTCAGGCTCAACGTAATGAAGCAAACACATCTTATCTTGATACCACGTGTAACCGTATGCGGGCACGCCGCGCACACCGAATGCTGCGAAATAGGGATTGAGCAAGTCAACCGCGTTTCCAAGCAGGAACAAACGCGGCTTGACTCTACTATCGTTATAGGCGTCCTCGCGCGCGCATGAATCTATGATACGGCTCAACATGTTCCATTCGTTGCGCTTGTACGTGTGGGTGGAATCGATTGATTCTAGGATAGCTTCATCGAAGATGATGTTTTCAACGTCCGCAAACGTGCGCTTCTTCGTACCCTGCATCTCCGCGAACGCTACAACGTACCCGCACGTGTTCCAAGGGGTGCCCTTCTTCGCTCCCTTCGCACGGTATCTGAACACGTTCGCTTCGCATTTGTATTCGAAGGCCCCAAAATCGTCATCGATCGCGGCTAGCTTGTCGAAATAGCTTTTCTTGACCGCATCGCGTTCATCAAGCGTGCGGCACACCTCAACGAACCTGCAACCGCGTTTGATAGCGCGGTTGAGCGCGTAGGCGCGAAGCCCGTAGGTCTTTCCCTTGTTAGGCGCACCCACGACCATTGTCACATCCGCATTGTACGAGAGCGTCTTTTCCCAGTTGTAATGTACGCCGTCATTAAGGTCTACCATTCAACACCTCTCTTAAGCTTCATACAGCACTTCAAGCCCGTAGGCTACAGCGATATCGTGTTCAATGCGACACCCGCGCGCGTTCTCCCAGCCTTTGCAGAAATAGGCCGCATGGCACAGGCTCTATCTCTTGTCTCTGTAATCTCATTATCGGTCTTACCTGCCATAGGCTGGGAAATCATCGCTTTCATTTTTCCTCCGTCTCGCATATCCATTCGGATTCATTCCCTTCATCATCGATATAAGTGTAACCAGCGCGCTCACCATCGTAGTCAATTACTCGCTCGGATATGTCCACCACGCGCCCGTACCTCTCGCGAACGTATGCCACGGTGCGCGAGTTGCCGCCCTTCTCCGCGTCTCCTAATACACGGTCGGATGGATAGAGCGCTATCGACTCGCGAGATATCACGCGCGTGGTCTTGCCGGTGTAATCGGTAACATCTGCATCGAACACATCCGATGCAGCCGGTCTATAGTGTTCGAGCGCATGGCACACCTTGTTAGAAACGCGCACGCCCCACCCGAGTACGCGCGGGGCTACTTCCTCGAATCCGTGCCGCACGCTCATGTCATCAATCCAATTTTCAATATGGTAGGCGTTCGATGGTCTGGAAAGACCCGCGCACGTTATATGCGCGTGGTGCCCGTCCCAGCTCACGCGCGCCTTGTTCCACGCGTCCATATGAAGGGGGTAGGCGTCTCCCTCCACCTCGAACGTGCCTACCCCGGTGAGCGGAGACGCGTAAGACGGGAAATTAGAGCGCACGCGCTCCATGCATACATCGATAGACGCGGTAACGGATGCGTGGAACGCATCGAGCGCGGCCATTAGGTCGGGCGCGCTCACGTCCGAATCGCACGAGATTTTAAGGCTATCGGTATCACCTCCCAGTACGCGCACGCGCTCACCGAATGCCCTATACATAAGCTCGATAGCGGCAACGATAGCCATACGCGAACCGCCTACGATTCTCAAGCCATAGGTGTAGAGAACAAGCTTCTTGCGCGCGTCCTTGTAATGCTTATCGTAGTTCTCGCGCGTGACCACCGTATCCCTATCAACGCTTATCTCTCCCCCAGAGACCTTATAGGCGCACTTGAATACGTCTTGCGCTTCCATTCCATATATCGAGTTAAACATTCCCTTTACCGTGCTCCCGTAATATGCTTCGAGGTCGGAGCGCTCCATCTCGCCGGTGCGGATACGCGCGGCGATACCCTCCGGGATACTCTCCGGAATAGGCTGTGTGTAAGCGCGCCCGGTCTCGTACGTCTTTAGAATCTGCTTGCACGCGTCCTTGCGCGCGTAGAAGAGATTAGATAGCAGCGTTACGTAGTCGGGCGGTTTCACGAACTTGCATGTCCCCTCGCCTAGAATCACCTCCATAGAATCCCATTCGTAAACGCGGCTCATGCACCACAATTCCATTTCAGACACGTTCACGATGCATGATTGAGCTTCCACCAGCTTACCGAATGCGAAACGCGCGCCGGATGCAACGTCAACGTAACCGGCGCTTCTAACCTGTGTCACAGTCTGCCTATCGGCGTCCCCGCTCCCCCACTCGCCCATCTGCCCGGTGCCTTTAAACTTTGCTTCCGATAGCAAAGATATATCCCACGCGGCGAAAGCGCTACCCGCGCGCAGGCGCAGGCGTGTGAAACGTACCTGCGCGTGAAACGCGCATCCAAAAGGCTCTTCCCAGTGCTTCATAGCTTCATCAAGGTTAGTGTTTACAACGGAATCAGCCATATGCTGCAGGATTGCGGGAACAAGGCCGGTGAATTTTACGGGGGTCATATGCCCGTTGATATATGCGTGGTGCGCGGATGTCTCATCGATGCTGTACACGTTGCGTTGCACGATGCCGGAATATCGCGCGGATGTGAACGTGAACCCGCCGCGAAAACATGCCTTCCTAAGCGCGTACTGCGCGTAGGTGGGCGCGAGTTCCTGCGCACACATCCGCTCGAATGCGGCTTGCACGGACACGGGTTTACCCTCGCCGCGCGGAATGCGCAGGCGTCCGGTCTCCATCTTTCCGGCTTGCCGCACCAACGATGTTTTAGTAAGCACGCGCACCCCAAGCCACTCCGGTTGAAGCCATTCGTTAGATTCAAGAAGATAGCGCAGGTAAGCCGGGATGACCTCCGTATCGCGTCCGGCGTAATACAGTTCTTCATCTGTCAGCGGGGTTTCCGGTGTACGGATTTTCGAGTAATCCCAGTCACCCGTAGCCTTAGGCAGCCCGCACGTCTCGCCCATCTTGGCAAGGCCGCGCATCTCAAGATAGAAGGTATCCCAGAAACGGAGCTTTACCACGCCTTCCTGTACTATGTCCACGGTGTAGGCGCTAGTCGCGCTCTGCGCGCTCGCAACCATATCATAACGATCGTTTAGGTCGAACATGAGCGGTTGCAGGTCGAACATGAGGTTATAAGCGCAGATGATGGGAACGCATCCGTTGCGTTCACCCCATGCTATGTAATCGTCTATAACGGCCTGCATTTGCGCGCCGTGGCGATAAAAGGACACGTTGCCCGCTCCAACTTCATAGCTGCGAATATCCACCCCTCGCAAATCGTTGACGATATATAGCACGGGATAAGCGCGCCATTTGTTCTCTTCTGCGTCCACAAGGATGTTGCACGTCTCCGTGTCATAAGACGCGGCTATCTTGAATTGTTTACTGTCACGTTTGCGCGCCATGTTCCCTCTAACGCCCTTCAAGCTATCTAAACATCACGAGCATCGAAGCCCACCACTCAGACCCCATCAACTCGGAGTCGTAATCAACCTCGTTATAGAAAGCTTCGTTTTCGCTTGTAATCCCCTCCACGAACGATGATGTTACCTTGGAGCCTATCGCAGCTTGGAAAGCGTCTTCATTGGCGCTAAGAACCTTCTCGAATGCTTCGGCTAACGAGTTGGTGCCAAGGCCGCGAATTATGTACTCGTTTCGCTTACGTGCATCGCGCCCGCGCCATAGTTGGCGCGTTGCCGCGTAGAACACAGATACCTTCTCGCTCGCATGCTCGCCTAACGTTGTGGGCTGTCCGATTTTAGCAAGGTTCAATTGCCGGGCGAAAAAGATATCCGAACGCTCTTTAGCGCTCTTCACGCGGCGCGGCGCCGATGTCATGCGGTCGAGCTGCGCGGCTACTGCTTGCGTGCGTTCTTTAGCGCCTGCGACCTCGGACACGGCGCGTGTGTTCTGATATGACTTGGTAATCTGCGCGCGCACGCTCTCTATATAGTCCGTGCGCGCTCGCATCTGCGATGCACTCATTCCGGTTGTATCCTCGCGCTCAAGGCGCGCCAATAGGCGCTTGGCGCGCCTGCGCGCGTTGTATGTCTCATCAGATGCACGTTTGGCTCTTGCCATTTCAACACCTCCGGTTTAAAAAAGGCGGAACGGCTTCAAGCCGAACCGCCTTAGAAACAACGGGATAGGATTATATGTTAGACAAGTACAAGCGTCTTGCGAGTGTTGCCGTTGGGGAGCTTAGAGGAGACAAGTTTCATCTGGACAATCTCGCCGGAATCAAAGAGCTGAGCGGCCATGAAGTTATCTGCTGCGTTGCGAACGCCCTCGGACTGGGAGAAATACGCCTTACCGTCCGCGCATACAATCGTGGTATTGGTGCAAGGCATATCAACGCCGTTCTTCTCGCGGGAACGGCGCACGCCGGGCTTGGTGAAAACTCCGATAACGTCCAAGGTCTCACCCTCATGCTCTGAAAGCGATTCCGCGTTGTTCATCGCGTTCACAACGAGCTTGCGGGTCTCCGCATCGGTCGGCTGGATAGAGGAGTAGCTAGAGGGAGTGTACAGGTTGGTATCGGTGTCAAGGGTGGCAAGCTGGTTAGTCTCAATCATGGTTAGAGTCCTTTCTTATAGTTAATTGCGGTTTCTACAAAAAGCTTAATCGGCATTGAGTAGTAATCCGAGTCCGTTTCAACATCTGTAATGGTAATGGTCGGGTCTTTAAGCCTTCTACGTAGCGTGTTAGTGGCTTTAGTAAGCTTCGAATAATCGCCAATAAGCTCATACTCGAATGGCTCGAACTCTCCATTTACAACACGTTGACCTTTACAGTGCGAGAACGTTACCGTTCTGCCAATTAATCCACGTTCAAAATTAGTAGGCATAATGTCATCTCCTTTCCCGTTGCCTTGATTAATATTATAAACATTAACAGTATAGCGTGTAAACGATTAAATTAATAAATTTTGTAGTAAACCCGATTCACGTACGCCTGCACTTCATTATATCGGCTACCAAGAGCATCACGGCGCGCTTGACCGCTACCGTAATCACCGCGCATGACTGCAGCGGCTAACTCCGCTGTGGTCTTATACGAAGAGCCGGAGCTGAAACCGGAGCCGATGCCGAAATAATGCGAATTCACGTAGGCTTGAACCTCTTCGTAGCGGCTACCTAATGCATCGCGGCGCGCCTGACCGCTGCCGTACTCGCCGCGCATGACTGCAGCGGCTAGGGCTTCAACGGAATCGGTAGGGGGTGCGGGTGCGTTGTTCTGGTTGCCGGAATCGGGCGCGGGTTCGGTGCTTGTAGACCCGTCCATATATGCTTGAACCTTCGATTTGAACCAATTCCAGCTGTAGCCCCAGCGCTCCAGATACGGAATGGGATCGGTATGCGTGGTGCCACCCCAGAGTGTACGCGCATCGTTATGCGATACCATGCGGTCAATCCCCCAGCCCTTTTGATTCAAGTAGTACGCAGCCCACTGAGCGGCTGTATCGAGTGCCGTGTCAACTTGCTCGCGCGTAGTTCCCTCGCATATCTCGATACCGACCGACACGTTATTACCGTTGCCCACGTGCCACGCTTTAGCGTTGCCCGGCATGACCTGATAGACGGTACCCCCATTCGTCCAGTCGCACACCCATTGAGCCATTGCCGCGTTGTTACCTGCGCGGTTCCAGTAGGTTACGTGGTTCCACGCGGTCGCGCCCGGATTGGCTGTAGAGTGGATGACCAGATAGCTAGGGGAAATGGTACCGTGGCCGTTCGCGATAAAATAATCAATCTCCTGCCAAGCGAACGCAGACGGTGCACCGACCACCAAAGCAGACGCAAGCGCGACAAAGGCAGCGCACCCCTTTACAAGCTTCTTTAACACTATTAGCCCTCCTGACTCATGCTATCGAGCTTTTCAATTACCTTCGTCATAATGAGTGTGTTCTCTTCGATGGTCTTGCGCATGTCCTCCACAGTCTTGGTGCTGTAGTAGAACATCATCACAAATGCAGCGATTGGGAAAGCCACGTTGCTCACCAACTCCGTTATAGCGCTTACGTCCATATTGGTATCCTTTCAATCAAGCGACACCACGCACCTTTTACGCGGTGCCTTTACCTAGCGGTATTATATACAGGTAATAAAAAGGGGGTTAAATAACCCCCAGAGTAGCGTATATGTTGAGAATGCAGACAACGGCTAGAACCGTTACCGCGAGTAATGCGGCTGCTAATTTGCGTACGAGCCTGTGCAAACGCGCGTACATTCTATAGAGTTCCGTTAGGTCTTCATCGGTCTTGATTAAAAGTTTGCGCTCTTCCGTGGTCATTGGTGTTTCTCCTTCTATCGTAGTCCCTGAATAGCTGAGGTGATTATTATGCTTCCGTGATTAGTCGGTATCTCGCTTCGAATGATTAAAGGGGCTTTAGTACGGCCTGTTGCAGGTGCGAATTGTATATGCTTCGCACCGGCTGACTTATGAACTCGCAAAGCCCTCATTACTTGAGCCGGGTCGAAATAATCGCATGCGCTTGTGAAGTCCTTGTTTCCAACGGTGTATGTCAGAATCTTATCTAGTAAATCAACGCTCGGGGCATATGTGCAATCAGTTCTGTATAAAGCACTAAACACGCTACCCTGTTTAAATAACCCCTCGATACGATTCACAACGTATCCGTCTGTAGAGTATATGACTGCATCGTGAACGCATACGCAATCAAACGGAGCATGCACACCGGGCTTGCATGTGCAAGCGTTTAGAGCGCTCCATAGGCTACGCGCTTCTAATTTATTCATTGGTTCCCCTTTCTGTTTGAAGCCTATATTATTGTAGCAGTCACTAGAACGGTTTGCAATGTTTTTTCATCCCTATTCGGCTCCGGTCGGCTAGGTTCATCCCCCGTACGAGATACTCCACAAATGTTACTTAAGGGACAAGTGTGGATTATCTCACGTGCAATACGC